TTAAACTGCAATTTCACCGTGCGGCACCTTGACCCACTCCACATGGTTCTCAGTGTAGATCTGTGTTGATTTAGCATCACTGTGGGCCATGCGAGCTTGTGGGTCCATTCCCTGCATTTTAAATAAGTGAGCAGCCAGCGCTCGGATTTCATGAAATGTTGGGCGCTGTTCCATCGGTAGGTTAGCACCAACACCAACTTGATCGCGCAAAGTAGAAAATGCCCGACTTAGATAATCAGGAGCCACTTGGGTTGGGTGACGCACTTCTTTGCTGGTGGGATTACTGCGCTTAAGCGGTAAGCGATGGACAATATACGGGCTAGCTATGTTATCGCGGCTATTATCAATAATCGATTTAAGCGCATTTCCAATGGGTATGGCCACATGAGAGGCTTCCTTGTGCTGGACCTTTTGGCGATGAATATAAAGCATCCCATGAATGCCGTTTACCGGCTCGTCATACATTTGGCAGCCGCAAACACCTTCTTTTGGCTGGCTGATATTGTAACGAATGCGTGAAACCTCTAGTCGCGCCTGGGCTGTTTGAATGGCTAAATCCATTGCCGTTCTTAGCCATCGATCAGCGGCATTACGGATCTTAATAAAATCTTCAATTGATAGCCGGCGCCTTATTTTACCACTGGTACGCCGCATTTTTTTACGGGCTGCTGGGTTATCCATCATCAGTGATTCATCGACCGCATAGCTGAATAGTTTTTTTAGGAAGCTAACCGGCTGCAACGTATGTGGCGTTCGGGTAACAGTCTGCTGGGTAACAGCGACGACATTATCAATAAGATTAAGGGGTTGAGCGGGTTTACCGTGGGTCGTGATCTGGCTCCACATGGGGTATGGAAAACGGACAGCAAAACCATCCAGACCCAAACCACCCAGCGTAATGTTGTCGCTCAGGCCATCCGCACCACGGCACTGACTGAGGCGGCACAAAGCGTGGCTGATTTACCACAGGCCCGCCCGCCACTGACTGCCACGGTAACACCGCAGGCGCAACTGCCGCTGGTCACTCATCCGGCGGTCACGTCGCTTAGCGACACAGTAGCGGCTACTCCGCCGGTGACTTATGAGGCATTGACAGAGATCCGCGACTCCCTCAATACCGCCATTGATCAGGAACTGCTACGGGTGACCGATGATGCGCTGTTTCTGGCGATCAACACCGTGCGCGCTGATGTCAATCGCGATATCAGCATGCGGCTCGAGCAGATAGAAAAAACCACCTTCCGCATCCCTGATGAAGTGCTGCCCGCGCTGGTGCTGGCGGCTGACTGGTATGACTCCGCCGCGCGCGAAACTGACATTATCGGTCGCAATCAAATCACCCATCCCGGCTTTGTGCCGGTGAAAACACTACAGGTGCCCATCCGATGAATAACGATGTCACGCTGCGGGTCAATGGCCGTGAGTGGGCAGGCTGGACTTCGGTCTCAATCTCGGCCGGTATCGAACGTCTGGCCCGTGATTTTAATGTGGAAATTACCCGCCAATGGCCCGGCAGCGAAGAGGCCGGACACCTGCAGCCCAGAGTGAAAAAGGGCGATGCGGTTACGGTGTTGATCGGCACTGACCTGGTGGTCACCGGCTATATCGATGCCACACCGGTACGCTATGACGCCCGCTCAGTATCGGTGGGCATTGTGGGCCGGAGTAAAACCGAAGACCTGATCGACTGTGCCGCCCTGATAACCCAATTTACCGGGCGCTCTTTTGTCCAGATAGCGACCCAGTTGGCCGCGCCTTTTAGTGTATCAGTGGTCAATGCCGGAGTGGAAAACACCCCGATGCAAGGGTTGCAGGTAGATTACGGTGAAACCGTGGTCGATGTGCTGGATAAGATGATGGGCATTCAGCAGGTGCTGGCCTATGACAATCCAGCCGGTGCATTGGTGATTGGCCCGGTGGGAGCCTCACGCACCGTCACCGCGCTGGTGCTGGGGGAAAATATTATTTCCTGTGACACCGAACAAAGCATTAAAGACCGATTTTCTGAATACGTGGTAGCGGGCCAGCGGTCGGGCAATGACGACGACTTTGGCACGGCCACCACCAATGCCATCCGGGCTAAAACCGTTGACGGCGGCGTCAGCCGCTATCGACCGATGGTGATTAAGCAGAGCGGCAATGCGACGGGTTCCTCGGTGATTGAACGCAGTCAGTTTGAAATGCTACGGCGGGCAGCGCGTACCGATGAGGTGACCTATACGGTGCAGGGCTGGCGGCAGGGGAACGGCGATTTGTGGTCGCCCAATCAACTGGTGACGGTATTTGATCCGGTACTGGGCTTTAACAACCGCGAAATGTTAATCGCGGAAGTGACCTACAGCAAAAATGAGCAGGGAACTATCACCCAGCTACGGGTTGGCCCGCCTGATGCTTACTTACCAAAACCGCCTAACCCTGACAAAAAACGCCGCAAAAAAGCCGAAGAGGACGAATTCTAATGAGCCGATTGTTTGCGGGGATCCAGCGCGCCCTGTCCAATATGCTGGTGCGCGCGGTGGTTCGCCGCCTGGACTCCAGCAGTAAAAACCAGATGCTACAAATCCAGATGATCGCCGATGAGCTAAAAGACAATATCGAACATCTGGAACCTTATGGCTTTACCAGCGCCGCGCATACAGGTGCGGAAGCGTTCGCTGCTTTCCCCGATGGTGACCGCTCGCATGGGGTGGTGTTGGTGGTGGCTGATCGCCGCTACCGGATTAAAGGGCTGAAGTCTGGCGAGGTGGCGATTTATAGCGATGAGGGCGACAGCATTATTCTCAAGCGCGGTAACCAAATAGAGCTGAACACCAAACAGTTTATTGTTAACGCCGAAGAAAAAGCGGTATTCAACACGCCACTGATTGAAGCCAGCGGTCAGATCAAAGCTCAGGGCAATGTCGAGTCTGCGGCTGATGTTCAAGATAAAACCGGCACTATGGCGGCGATGCGCGGCCAGTTCAATTCGCATACTCACCCACATGGCGAACCGAATACTGACAAGCCTAACCAGAAGATGGAGTAACTCATGATCCTGATGGTGAATGGTCAACAACAATCAGCCTCCACGCCCACTGATAACTTAACTCGCGCAGTGATTATTTCTCTTTTCACCTGGCGTCGTGCTGATCCGGATGATGATTCAGAACAGCCGATGGGGTGGTGGGGTGACAGCTATCCCACGATACAAAATGACCGTATTGGTTCCCGTTTGTACTTGCTTCAGCGCACCACACTGACCCATAACACCGTCGAACTGGCCAGAGGCTACTTAGAACAGGCGTTAGCCTGGCTAAAAGACGACGGCATAGTTTCACGAATAGCCATCAATGTGCAGCGGCGCGGTACCGAGATACTGACCGCCGAGATAACCCTGTATCGCAACGATGGCAGTTCTCAGCTAATCACCTTTGATGATTTATGGAGTGCTCTCAATGGCTGACAGCGGATTTAACCGCCCGACACTTCCCCAACTGATTACCCAAATCCGCAGTGACCTGAATTCTCGCTTCCAAACTGATGCTGTTCTGCGCCGTACCGACACCGAGGTATACAGCCGGGCACATGCGGCGGCAGTGCATACGGTTTACGGCTACATCGATTATCTGGCCCGCAACCTGTTACCGGATCAGTGTGATGAGGATTGGTTAACGCGCCACGGCAATATGAAGCGTTGCCCACGCAAGGAACCCGCAACGGCGACCGGTTTTGTGCGCTGGGAGGGGGTCACCAACGGTATTGAAGTGCCTGCCGGCAGAGTGATTCAACGTGATGATTTGCGGGAGTACACCACCACGGCGACGGCGACTGCTGTTGCGGGGGTTCTCCGGGCATCGGTGATTTGCTCGGTGGCTGGCACTTTGGGTAATACTGACGATGGTATCAGCATGGTGCTGACCCAACCGATTAATGGCCTGCCATCATCTGCCGCCGCTGACAGCATCGAGGGCGGTACTGATGTGGAGCCAGTGGACGAGTGGCGGGCGCGAGTCATTGAGCGGTGGTATTACACCCCGCAAGGCGGCGCTGATCCTGACTATATTATCTGGGCTAAAGAGGTACCTGGCGTCACTCGCGCCTGGACTTATCGCCACTGGATGGGAACCGGCACGGTTGGTGTGATGGTGGCCAATAGCAATCTTGAAAACCCTATTCCGGATAACGCCGTAGTCGGCGCGGTGCGTGATCACATTCTGCCGCTGGCTCCGGTGGCAGGGGCCAGCCTCTATATCCTTGCGCCAGTGGCAAAAGTGGTGCCGTTCCATATTCGCCTCACCCCCGACACACCAGAAGTGCGCTATGCGGTCATTGCTGAGTTACGCGCTATGTTTCTGCGTGATGGGGTGCCGGGTGGAACACTGGATCACTCGCGTATCAGCGAGGCTATCAGTATTGCCACTGGGGAATATAAGCACGTTCTGGTCAGCCCGACCGATGATATACCGCTGGCCGCGACTGAGCTGCCCGTTGTGGGAGATCTAACGTGGACTTAACCGACAGCTATAGCCAGTTATTAAAAAAACTCCTGCCGCGTGGCCCTGCGTGGGAGGGGGATGATCCCCTACTGTTGGGGCTTGCACCGTCTTACTCCCGCGTCCATCGGCGCGGCGATAGCCTGATGGTCGAAGTTGATCCGCGCACCACCACCGAGTTAATTGATCGCTATGAACAATTAACCGGCCTGCCGGATTCATGCGCACCGCCCGGGGTGCAGACCTTGGCCCAGCGGCAACAACGGCTGGATGCAAAAATTAATGTCACTGGCGGGATTAACAAGGCGTTTTATCTGGCACAACTGGCGGCATTGGGCTATCCGGATGCCACTATCACCCAGTTTGAAAGTGATGTTTTTCGCTGCACTTCGACCTGCATTGATTCGCTTTATGCAGAAGAGTGGCGCTACTGGTGGCAGGTCAACATGCCGACCGCCACACAGATCACCGATATGACTTGCGTCTCATTGTGTACCGATAGCCTGAGAACGTGGGGCGATACCACGGCTGAATGCGTCATTAACAAACTTTGTCCCTCACACACCTATGTGACTTTTCTTTATCCGGAGTAACTCTTTATGCATCGTATTGATACCCCAACCGCCCAGGTTGATAAATTTGGCGCGGGCAAGAACGGCTTTACCCGTGGTAACCCACAAACTGGCGTACCGGCCACGGCTTTGGATGATGATTACTTTGATGCCGTGCAGGAAGAACTGGCGGGAGTTGTTGAAGCAGCTGGCTTTGTTTTAAATAAAGCGGATCGCGCGCAATTACTTGCTGCCATACAACATCTGATTACTTTGGGTATCCCTGACCTTAAAGATGCCTCATTAATCCAGAAAGGCATTGTCCAGCTTAGCAGCTCTACAACCAGCGTCAGCGAAATACTCGCCGCAACGCCGAAAGCAGTTAAGGATATGGGGGATAATGCATTAAAGACCACTAACAACCTATCTGAAATTGCCGCTGCGGGTTCTGTTGCTCAAGCAACAACACAAGCAAATATCGGATTGACGCCGAGCAAGTTTTCCGGCCGGTTGCTGAATACGCAGACATTCACATCAACCGGTACTTATACGCCCACTGCTGGCACTGGATATATCATTGTAGAGGCAGTAGGTGGCGGCGGGGCATCAGGTGCTATATCAGCAACCTCGGCCAGTCAGAATGCAATTACATCAGTTGGTAGTCCCGGTGCTTACGCGAAAGTTTTATACACGTCCGTGCCGAGCACTGCGTCAGTAGTTATTGGTTCTGGTGGGGTAGGAATATTAGGGGCTGGACCAACAGGCGGGGGAACAACATTCGGCAGTATTTTAACCTGCCCCGGGGGGCCGGGGTCGGTAGTGGGAAATGCGCACATCCCACCAGGAGGGTCTACTGGTCAAGGTGGGGCACTTTCGCCAACGGTCAGCGGTGGCGGGCAAATAATAACTTCAGCTTTTGGACAGCAAAACAATCCATCAGTTACTATAGCTCCTGGGGTAGGCACCAACTATGTATCTATAGAAAAAACGCTTCTCGGTAATTATGGCGCTGGTGGGCAAGGTCAATTCATTGGTATATCTCAAGTCCAGAAAATTGGCTTAAATGGCACTAACGGATATCTAATTGTTTGGGAGTATTCATGATGAGTATTTACGCTCTGATAGATAGCAATGGCATTGTTGTAAACACGATAGTATTAGATGATAACACTGGGTGGGAGCCGCCAGATGGGCTACTTTTAGTAAAATGCGTTGAAGCGTGTGGTATTGGATGGGAATACAAAGACGGAGAATTTATCCAGCCGCCTGACCCTATAAATAAATAGGGTTTTATTTGTGGGTGTGAATTATTCACACCCACAAATATGATCAAATTCTGCCTGATTTAGCATCATCAACTTTATATGGAAATTTTCCCCTAAAGTACTTATTTGACGGTATTTCAAAATATCTATATATGATGGAACTTATTATTACTAAACTTATATAATATATGACACGTTCAGTAATTGACTCTGGGTATAGTTCTGGATTAACCTTACCAATAATTGCTCTAAGTAATTCTACCCATACATAATGAAATAAATACAATGTGTATGAAATATTACCTATAAAAACAATTGATCTGGGGAATCTGATTTTTTTAAATGTTTCAAGGTATAAGCTACCAACGATTAGGGTTAGTGAAATACCAAGTAAAATAGATTCAGCTATGGGACCACCTTTAGCAGCGTACGGGTTTTTATATCCTATAAATATTTGAAATAAAATACATGATGCCAATGTGATATAACATAGTAATTTATATTTGCCACTTTTATCAAAGAATATATAAGCAATGCAAGCGCCCATGATAAAAAGCCAGTTTAATGTTGAAAATATCACACTCCAATTTACGTTTAAAAAACCGGAAAATAGAAACTCTGGATACATCAACTGAATGGCAAGGACTATATATGCATATCCAAATACACCTAGAATAAATTTATTTCTTAAGAAGTAAATAAAAATAGCGAATAATATGTAATACCATACCTCATAAATCAAGCTCCAAGCTACATGATTTACTGGCCCACTTCCTTGTACAGGTAAAAGAGTTAAAGTTTGCAACCATCCAATTTGTTTGAAGTTTGCTAATGCTGACCATCCGTCAAACCCTGTGCGATAATTATAATATGCCACTATTATACATAGGAGTGTGGTTATCCAGTAGATAGGAAATATTCGCGCAAATCTTTTTATTAGGAATATTCTTGTACTATCTATTTTTCCATTAAGGTTAAGAAAAGTAATTATAAATCCGCTAATGATAAAAAATAATAAAACACCATAATTACCATGTTGGAAAATATAAAATAAATCCCAAGTGGGTGTGCGATGTAGCATTAGCACCATTAAGAAAGCGATAGCACGACAAAACTGGATTGAGTTCAGTTTATGAGCGACTTCAGGATTTTTGTAATTAGAATTTTCAGTGGCATCAATAGCCATGCTTACCTCGAATTATATTATTCTTTTTTATGCTGTGTGGATGGTATCTCAGGCACAGAGCACACACAATCATTACGCTTTTTAAACGTAATCTAAACACTGCTTTTGGGCGTTTTTCTTGTTCTAAGATATCTCGCAAGCATGTGTATACTGGATAACAACACCCTTAATACACCAAATACCGAATAGCCAGATCAGCTGAAATAAATCTTCTGAGTAGATCCAGCATCTTAGTTAAATCTATCCAAACCGCACTTCACAAGAAAAATCCCATTGATTATACTGTATGCATATACAGTTAGTTATGGATTTTAATGATGATTTTTTACCCACTTTCCCCGCTTCGCAAAATTGTTCTTATCCCGTTGTTTAACGAGACAATCCCTGCTGGCTTTCCAAGCCCTGCGGCCGATTATATCGAGCGACCACTTGATCTGAATGAGCTATGTATCGCCCACCCAGCAGCGACTTATTTTGTGCGTGTTTCGGGTAACTCGATGACTGGTGCAGGGATCTATGACGGCTCCTTACTGGTTGTCGATCGTAGTATTACGGCAAAACATGGCGACATTATTATCGCGGCAATCGGAGGGGAGTTCACCGTAAAAAAACTTTGCTTACATCCTGTTGTGCAACTCGAGGCAATGAATCCAGACTATGCGCCTATCGTTTTGAGTGATGGAGGAGACGATTTAGAAACGTTTGGCGTGGTGAGATATGTCATTAACGAGGCTGCCCATGTTTGCCCTCGCTGACGTTAATTCTTTTATGCATCCTGTGAGTCTGTATTCCGGCCTGATTTACAGGGAAAGCCGATAGTTGTTCTTTCAAACAATGATGGCTGTGTCATAGCCCGTAGCCGTGAAGCCAAATTGCTTGGCATTAAAATGGGCGAACCCTATTTCAAAATGCGTAATCTGATCCAGAAATATGGTGTGGTTACCTTTAGCAGCAACTACGAGCTTTATGCTGATATGTCTAATCGAGTAATGACTGTGCTGGAATCTATGTCGCCGGCCACGGAAATATACTCAATTGATGAGGCATTTCTGAACGTATCTGGGGTAAATCATTGCATGAGTCTGGAGCAGTTTGGCCGTGACGTTCGGCAGCGGGTATTGCAGTGGACCGGCCTCACTGTAGGTGTAGGGATAGCCCAAACGAAAACCCTGGCTAAGCTGGCAAATCATGCCGCCAAACAGTGGAGTAAGACGGGTGGCGTATTGGATTTATCCGATCCTGTCAGACAACGTAAGCTACTCGCAATAACCCCCGTACAGGACATTTGGGGTATTGGTCGCCGCATGGGTAAAAAGCTAAATCTACTCGGTATCAACACAGCATTACAGCTGGCTGATACTCATTCACAGTTTGTGCGTAAAAACTTCAATGTGGTATTAGAGCGGACGGTCAGAGAACTGAATGGTGAGCAATGCCTGGAGCTGGAAGAGTTCGCCCCGACTAAGCAGCAGATTGTATGTAGCCGATCCTTTGGCGAGCGGATCACCAATTATCAGGATATGCGCGAAGCTATCTGCGGGTATGCTGTGCGCGCGGCTGAAAAACTACGCGGCGAGCATCAATATTGCAGGCATATATCAGCCTTTATCAAAACCAGCCCTTTTGTACTCAATGAGCCTTACTACGGCAACATTGTGAGCACTAAGCTTCATGTCCCCACTCAGGATTCACGCGATATAATCTCCGCTGCTTTAGGGTGTCTTGATGCGATATGGAAGGATGGCTATCGTTATCAAAAGGGCGGGGTGATGCTGGGTGATTTCTACAGCCAGGGTGTGGCTCAATTGGGGCTGTTCGATGATAACCAGCCCAAGGCTAACAGTGCCGCGTTGATGGCTGTTCTGGACGATATCAATAAATCAGGCAAGGGAAAGGTGTGGTTTGCCGGACAAGGCATACAAAAGGCATGGCAGATGAAACGTGAGATGTTATCGCCTGCATACACTACCCGGTGGTCTGAATTGCCGGTTGTGAGATGA